TCCTTTGAATCCGCATAAACAATAACATCACCCGGAGTCAGAGATTTTTCATCAAACGCAATTACATCTGGTCCGTCAGCTTCACTCTGGGCGGCTCTGATAAGATCATCAACATTATTCTGTTCCTGGTGCTTTTTAAGCCATGGGCTGTAATAACTGCCTATCCTTACAACACCTTCCACACAACCGTTGCGACCATTCGGCATGCGCTGACCTTCAAACGCTTTGAAACCAGCCATTACACCAGCCTGTGTATCACCTACACCACCTATATTCAAACCACCCATGTTATCGAGGTCAGCAAGAGCGGCCTCTATGTTATCTCCATGCTTGGCATACAACTGCTCTACGATATCCCTTTCACTTCGTTCCTTCTGCTTTTCGAAAATAGCTTTGCCATAAGCGTTCCTCAATTCTACAGGCAAATATTCCTCATACTGTTTAACCATGGCATCAGCAGTATCATATTCGCCATGGCCAATCATGTAATCAATACCAGCCTTGGCAAATGCGCCCTTATATTTGCGCATCTCCTGCTGTACCCGTTCCTCGCCATACTTGTCATTTCTCTGATGAACAAAAGACTCAAGACGGCCCATACTCTCTTGCATGGCCTCCGGAGAGTAACTACCCGTGGTAGCTATCATCAGACTCTGCTGTACCTGATTCTGGAAAACAGATTCCTCATACTTTTCCGTTTCCACCATCTGGTACTTCTGCATATTGTTACGGCGGGAAATATTATCCCGCTCGGTGTAATCTCTGAAATCATCACCGGCTTTGCCATAGCGAATAAAATTACCATACTTGCTCATGGTCTCATCCATGACCTTCTGGTGTGCCTCATCGTACAGCTCAGTGATGTTGAGTGCCTCGCCTTCCTTATGATTGTTAATAAGGTCAGCACTTTCCTCACTCATACGCTTGTTGTAATAGTTGTTGGCCTCCATTGCTTTGACTGTGTTTACACGGTCCACTACCCCCATCACTCCCTGGGCAAATACAACACCGGTATTTCCGGATTCCTTGGCTGCAGCCACAGCTCCGGGATTGGAGTACCTAAAATTGGATATGCCTGTGGCGGAGGGGCCAATTTGCCCCTGCACCTGATATGATCTAAATTTCATTCATAATCACCGCCTTATCAGTATGGGGATCCAAATGCCCCAATTCTCTTTGATGTGGCCGACCACGGTCCCTGTGTTGGCGCGATATTGCCAATACCGGAACCGCTGGCCGTAGCTGTACCAACTTTGGCAGCACTGTTACTGCTGTAAAGACTTCCAGCCAATGGAGTAACTGCAGAGAACACAGCCCCCAGCATAGCGTTTCTCATGGCAGAACGGCCCGCACTTCTGTAGCTGTCAGCTTGATTACCATACATCAATCCCTGCTGAGTATGTTCAGTTGACTGATCGAAAAGCTGCTGGGTTTTCTGCCTGTTGTTGTAGGAAAGTATCCCCGCATCAGTATTGATGTTGGTATATGTATCCTGCAGAGCATTGAGGGCCGAACCTGTAGCGGTAATACCAGAAGCACCGATAGCCGCTCTCTGCTGACCCAGCATGAGAAGCTGCTTACGGCGTTCATTTTCCTCATTGATTTTGTTTACCTGGTCCTGCTGTTTGGCAGCATCGTCGGCCTTCTTTGCGTTGGCTTCCTCTATTCTTCGGTTGGCATCAGCCTGGGCGGCCATTGCCTCATACTGTTGCTGTTGAGCCCTGCCTTGAAAATATCCCATGGCAAGGGTTCCAATAACTGCTCCTACTACACCCATAAAATCAACTCCTTGTGAATGTAAACAAATGATATTTCAGACCGTATATTCCTCTGGATGCAGCCGGATAAACCTTTGCTCCCATCCACTTCAGCCATGCTATGGTTTCGTTATTACCTTCATCAATGTAGTTATACAAATACTCCCAGTCCTTCAGCAGGGCCTTAAGCCCGCGCTTTGTCCACTTCCCGACAAACATCTTGTGCTTTTTGGTCTCGTTGCTGGCCAGCATCCATACAATACCGTGCTTGCGGAATGGGTTTGTGCATATCACACCAAACATTCCCATCACGATTCCCTTGTAACGGCATACCCAGCAACAGTCACTGGACTCAACGCAGTGCTTTACCTCTGCCAGCACATCGGGGCCTGTCATGCCGATAAGCTCCTTCCGGTCTTCCGGGCGGAGGTTATCAGCCAACTCCTGTACATCCTTTTCGGTTGGTTTATCAAAAACATAATCATCCACCCGGGTTCACCTCCGGAACAATGGAAAGCACAGTCATAGGAAGCGGAAGCTCCTGCTTTATGATTATCTGAATGGTATCCAAGAAGCTGGACTGCGGAATTACTACATATTTCTTCCCGTCATACAACCTTACCGGACTGTCGTAGTTTTCAGTGGAACGCCACTTAATTTCATCCAGGGCCTTTTCATTGATACCGAAACTGCCGCCCCTGGTATCCCTGAACATAATCATCATTCTTGCAATACGCTCACGGCGGGAACTAAAAGCACCATCACGGGCGTTAATCTCAATAGGCAGGGTCTCTATCTTCATAGTGTAAGGAAGCCCTACAATAACCTTGCTGAAGCTGGCAGGAAGTGTAAGCACACCTGCGTTGCTGACCTCAAGATCCGTAAGAACATTACCATCTGCCAGCACCTGCACTTTCTTTCCAGCCAGATGTGTGAGCCCGGTAACGGTGTTTGTGGCTGCACCCTCATACTTGTAACCACAGTCCACATAGAACTGATCCTCTGGAACGGTGTTACGGATCTGAGAGCTCATCTGCTCAACAAAGTAATCATTGCCGCGCTTAATAACCGCCCACAGCTCGTCAGAATCATCACCGCCCACAGAGCACACATCAATGAATTCGCCCTGTGTAGTGTGACGATGCCAAGCAAAAACATCCTGCTCCTTGATGTAGGTCATGCCAAGCAGCATACCATCATCACGCACACACCACACAATACTGTTAGGTGTCTGCTGGAAGGCCAGAGCCGTGATGGTGTGGCCCTCAAAAAGGTGCGCTGCCAAAATAGAAACATCATCACCTGTGTATTTATCAACATCATAGGAATAAGTAAGGTCACGAACGATACTGCCCTGATGCTGAACATAAACAACACGCCCACCTATGATTACCGGAGTGACATCATTTATGCCTCTGTACTCCTGTGGCTTTGCCTGCTGGTTGGTCGGACTGAACGCCTCACTGCCGCCGCCCACCTTATACTCACCGCCTGCCGTAAACATCAGCATTTCAGAGAATGATACCATCGCTTTTATGCCGTTCATCTGTCCGCAGGACAATGTTCCGGTAATTGCGTCATCGTCAGCCTGCGGTATACTTGTCCAGAAATTAAAATAGTCGCCTGTCTTGGAGGCCCAATAAGTCTGTGGCTTGCTGTTGGATCCGGCAAATACCAACCTGTCCTCAAAGAAGCCAACACAATATGGGTATCCTTTGCTATCGCCCCAGGCCTGCAGACTAAAATCATTGGTGGCTGCTGTACTGCCCAAGGTCTTTACTATTTTGGCCGTTGCCGATGTGGCACTGCCCACCGCAGTTATCTTGGCCACGCCGTAATAATCCTTGGCGAATGCCTGAATAACAATATAACCTCGCTGGTTAGGGTTCTCACCGCTCCACACATCCGTGTTAAAAGTTGTGGATGTTACCCTGTACTGTGCTATTTCTTCGCTGTCGTTGGTGTACTGCATATTGTAGTTCTGGGCACGATTTCCACTCTGAGTCTGAATAGCAACCCAGCCTCCGAGGTTCGTGTCATATTTTTCAACAGTGAAGTTGCCGTCCCAGAAACCAAAGGATTCAACATAAACAGTACCGCCTGGACAACAGGTCACTTCTCTTGGAGTGGTAGGAATGCCGGTGGCCACCTGATTAGGTACTGTGTGTCCAAGTCTTATCGTCTGACCTACCATGGCATCAGTGAAGTAGCTTTCCGTAGCTGTAAGGGTTACCGTCCCTGTTGTGCCACTGGAACTGATTTTGAGAGAGTCCACTGTGTTGGGGTCCTCAAACGGGCCGAGGTTTATATCCATGGTCTCCAGCTGCCAGTTCGTCACCGAGTATCTGGTAATGGAACATGGCGGGTGGTTTGGCTGCGCAAGGAAAAGCATATCTGCTGACTGCGCGTACTTGATAGTAGCCAGCTCACTTTCAAGATACGGTGTGCTGACCTCTATGGGATCACCATTGCCGTCCACGACAATACCGCCCTCAGTAAAGAACCTTATTTTGCCAGCGGTAAACTCCAGTACATAGTTCTGTGATGTGGAGAACCGGAAAGGTATCAGCCTTGCCTTTTTATCCCCACAGGTATGAGCAACAAAACGGAACCCCGGTCTGGATGAAACGCCACCGTAACGAAGCACTACGGCATTTTCAAGAACTGCAGCGCCCACATCATACTTCTGCAGATCAGTACGACCATACAGGGCCGGTGTAAGTTCACCGCCTGCAAATGATGGTTTTAATGGATAGAGCATTACATCTCACCGTCCAATCCCGAGAACCTGGCACCGGCAAAGGTATATGGGTCCGCCCCCTTTAGGTTCTGTTCGTCCTCACTGTTAGCCACAGCCTCAAGGTACAGATTATTGTATTGGCTATCTGCCATCTGGGCGATCTGCATATTGCCAGTCAGCTTGAATGCCATTTCCGCTGCCAGCTTCCATGAAAGCATTTCCGTGAACTGTGAATCAAACAAGCCACAGTCCTCAATATCAGCAGTGTACTCAGCCACTGCATTTTCCACATCTGTATATATAATCCTGCCCTCACTGTCGCTGCCCAGCTTGTACTCAGTGTATGCAGGAATGTTATCACAATCTTTGTTGTACAGTTTCCTAACGAATTCGCATCCGGCAGGATATCTGTACGCATACAAATAATCCGGTATCGTTGTTGGAAGAAGGGCCAGTTCGCTCCTTCTTGTAGCAAATGTCCAATTATACCTCCGAAGAACCACGCGTCGTGCTTGGTTATAAAACTGGCTGCAGACTCTCGCAGGCTCACTTGCTTCGTTGAGGCTTTCGATTAACTCTACACCTAACCTGGACAGTGCCATGTTGCAAATATCTATTTTGTCCATAATCTCGCCCCTTTAAAAATAAACAGCCCGACATCTCTGCCGGGCCATTATCCATTTACTTCTTGCTTACTTTTTGGTTTTTGCCTTTGTAGTGGCCTTGCTTTTAGTAGCTGCCTTCTTGGTTCCCTCAGTAGTTTCTGCCTCAGATACCTCAGCAGGAGTCGCCTTTTCCTCCTCAAAGAAATCCGTTTCAGACTTCCCAACCCCGCCCAAAACTTTGAAATGCTCAGGTATATCAACAGAATCTTCGAACGTAACTTCCTCGCCAACCTCATAAAGACGGTTGGCAAAGAAGCATGTTCTGATTACTTTGCAGATGACCATTACAGAGCCACCGTCATACCGCTGGTCATGTACGCAGAAATCTTACCGCCTGCTGGGGTGGAAGCACCGGTAAGTTTAAGGCGAACGTACCTGTTGCTCAGCTTAATAGGCGCAAAGAACTGCGCCAAGGTTGCAGGACCTGCAGTCTGGACAATAGATGCAGGAACGGTAATGGTCACTTCATCAACAGGAGTTGTGAAAGCTGCATCGGAAGCAGACTGTACAGTAACGGTGGTCATGGAACCGGTGGTCATTGC